CTTAATTGTCGGCATAAGGCTTCCGCCAAGGTGTGCGGAGGGTGTGCGGAGTTCTTCTCGCCTTGGGGAGTCCCCAGCTACAGCAAGTGGGAACCGGAGCTTCCTTCTTTGGAAAGCCGTGACGAAGGCACTCCACGACCAAAAACCGAAGTCCCGACGCGCGGGCTTAGGTACAACAAAGGGAAGAGGCGTTTCGACTTGATCCCTCCGGACTCTCTGGCCGTGCTTGCGGATGTGCTCACGGTTGGTTCCGAGAAGTATGCAGAGCGGAATTGGGAAGCCGGTATGCCTTATAAGGATGCTCTTGGGTCCCTTGAGCGGCACCTTCAAGCTTGGAAGGCTGGCGAAGACAACGACCCGGAAAGCGGTCTGCCGCATCTGGCGCACGTCATGTGCAACGCGATGTTCGTTCTGACTTGGCAGCTTCGTAATATCGGAGAAGACGACCGGGTTAAGGTAAGAATGCCAGATGCTCCTTCTCGCAGCAGCTAGCTTCGTTCAGGTGTTCATGCTAGGCTTTCAAAGCCGATGCGTGAACGCCGGGAACTACCTATACGCCTTCGGCTGCTCCACAGCTATAGGCTTCTCACAAGTGCTTGTTTGGAAGCACGTCATGGAAGACACCCAATCCCTGCTCGCTACTGCGGTTTACGCGCTTAGCGGGGCCTGCGCAATTTGCTGTGCGATATACGTACACAAGCGCGTTCACAAGGAAAAGAAGCATGACTGATACACCGGCCCATATCCCGGCTAAAGCCGCTAAGCCTCCTGTAGAAACTCCCCCGTCCGCTGAGGCGGGGCAAATTGTGATCCAGACCCGCCAGCACATTCATTGGCAACTCGGGTATGACGAAGCGTTGATCGAGGGTATCATGGCGGTTATGTACGAGGCTCAGCCTAAGTACGACGGATGCTGTGCTGTGATACGTGTGGACTCCGGAGAGGCATTCTCTCGTACCGGAGAGCCCAACAAAGCTCTAGGTGGGATCATACGCGAGTTGCGTACTTTCCCTCAGCTTGCCGGCACGGTGGTTATCGGAGAGGCTTGGCACCCCGACCTGCCCTTTAACGAGATCAGCGGGGCGTTCCGGAGGTTCACTGAGAGCAACAGCCTTATCCTCGTCATCCATGACGTGATCCCGGAGGCAGAGTTCCACAGGGGCTTCGACGCCACCCCCTACAGGGTCCGTATGGGCCTCACACGCGGCGTTCGTTCTCCCCGGGTACATGTGACTGCCCGGATCAATCCGGGCGACTACGGGGACCCTCAGACCGCCTGCAATGAGCTCCTCCTACGAGGGGGGTTTGACGGCCTGATCCTCCGGGACCCTGAGGGGACTTGGACGCGCGGGAGCGGGACCACCGGAGAGATCATCAAGATCAAGCGGAAGCTGTCCTTCGACCTGCGGGTTGTAGGGACTTGGCCCGGAGAGGGCAAGCATGAAGGCCGGATAGGCTCTCTCATTGTGGACTTCCGTGGGAAGACCCTCAGGGTTGGAACCGGCCTGTCAGACGCTGATAGGGAACTTGACGACTGGATCGGACAGATCGTCGAAGTTGAGGCTATGGACTACAGTTCAGACGGCCTGCTTAGAGAGCCTAGGTTGAAGGGCCGCAGGTACGACAAACTCGAACCAGACACGTAAGGAGCAACGTGCTTACACAAGTAGAACTAGAACAGCAGATGTACGCTTTTGGTCGCTCTCGCGCTGAGAGGATGATGACCAGAAATGAGGAAGGCGGTAGGGCGAACAACAACCCTTACGCCCAAGCCATCTACAGGCGTTTCGTTCTGCCGTTGTCAGAGCTTGTCCGTGAGGATATCGCTGTCAAAAAGGCGGGTCGCCGTAAGGCACACGCAGTTCTGCTTGAAGCCCTTGACCCGGAGGCGGTCGCGTATCTCGCTGTCAGGAACACTCTGAACCTGATGATGAATGATCGTGACCCGCCTGCGGCTCGCAAGGTCGCAACAGCGGTTGGGAAGGCGTGCTATCACGAACTTCTCCTAGGACTATTCGAGCAGGCGGACCCCGCTCTTTTCCATACGCTTGTCAATGACCTTGGCAGGCGGATGTCTAAGTCAGAGCGGCACCGCATGACCGTCTTTAAGATGCAGGCTAAAGAGAACGGAGTACCCTTCCCTGAATGGGGGCCGGGTGGCGTCGATCAAGTCGGCGGTTATCTGCTGGACCAGCTAGAGCAGCTAGGCATGGTAGAGACTAGGCAGGATGCTGTGCCGGGGCGAAATGGCCGGGCTGACCAAGTCAGGCAGACAATCCACATCCGTCTGACGGAGGAACTAACGGACCTTATCGGACAGATCAAGGGGCATATCGTCGAGACTACTCCCTACTACCTTCCCTGTGTAGAGCCGCCTAAAGACTGGGTCTCTATCAGCGACGGAGGCTTTCACACAAAAGCCATGCGCCGTATGCAACCGTTCGCTGTCCGTAGCTACGGCGAGAGGGACAGTTTCTATGAAGCGGACATGACTAAGCCGCTTGGAGCAATCAACGCGCTACAGCGGGTAGCTTGGAAGATTAACGGCCCGATGCTGGACGCTATCAGGCAGGTAGCCAAGCACTTCGACATGGAAGAAATCCTGTCTCAAGCCGAGTTCCCCGCGCCTGATAAGCCGTCTTGGCTTCTTGGGGACATGACCCGCGACGATATGTCGCCGGGGCAGCTAGAAGAGTTTATCCACTGGAAGAAGGCTAAGGCCGAGTGGTTCACTCAGATGAAGCTTAGAGGCACCAAGTACGGAAGGTTCTACACAGCGACCACAGTGGCAGATAAGTTCAGGGATTTCCCTGCTATCTACTTCGTGTACTTTGCTGACTTCCGGGGACGTCTCTACGCGCAGACTACGGGAGTGTCTCCCCAAGGGTCTGATATGCAGAAGGCTCTCTTGCACTTCTCCGTGGGTAAGCCCTTAGACACTGTCGAGGCTGAACGGTGGTTCTGCATTCATGGTGCTAACAAGTGGGGATACGACAAGGTTAGCCTTGATGACCGGGTTAAGTGGGTACATGACCGCCGGGACCTGCTTGTGCAGTTCGGCACAGACCCAATAACCTATCAGGGTTGGACAGAGGCGGACTGCCCTTTGCAGTTCCTTGCTTGGTGCATGGAGTACGCGGAGTGGGTGACTAACCCGCATACCTTCGAGAGCAGAATTCCCATCGGTATGGACGGCTCTTGCAACGGTCTGCAAAACTTCTCAGCCATGCTTCGGGACGAGGTTGGCGGCAAGGCGACGAACCTTGTTCCAGCTAGCAAGCCGAATGACATCTACCAGATGGTAGCTGATGTCACATCTCTAAGGCTTAGGCAGGCCGCACCTGATGAAGCTGGCTTTAGGGACAGGTGGCTTGCTCACGGCATTAACCGGAAGCTGGTGAAGCGTTCCGTAATGACCTTGCCGTACGGATCAACTCGGTTCTCTTGCGCGGACTTTATCGTAGGAGACTATCTCAAGATGGGGTCCGCCCCGCAGTTTGAGAAAGAGGAGTACAGCCGCGCGGCACAGTACCTTTCGCACTTTGTGTGGGATAGCATCGGGGACGTAGTAGTTAAGGCCCGAGCGGCTATGACTTGGCTACAAGCGTCTGCCCGCACTATCATCAGGAATGGGACTGAGGTTATACGCTGGACGGTACCTTCGGGCTTTCCAGTAAGCCAAGCGTACAGCGAGCAGGCAAGCCACCGCATTAGGACCAACCTGTGCGGTAACGCCTTCCTTCGGATTAATGTGGATACGGACACGCCAGACGCGAACCGTCACAAGAACGGTGTGGCTCCTAACTTCATCCACTCTTACGACGCCAGTCATCTAACTCTAGTGACTGTAGCGGCTGCTGCTGAGGGAATGTCCCTCGCTATGATCCATGACGACTACGGAACCCATGCCGCAGATGCAGCTAGGCTCTATCAGTTGATACGAGAAATCTTCGTGGATATGTACGAGAGCTTCGATCCCCTTAGCGATTTTGCTGCGCTCTACGATCTGCCTACTCCGCCGGAGCGGGGTGATCTAGACCTAAGGTCGGTTATGGACAGTCCCTACTTCTTCTCATAGGAGTAGGGGCTTCCTGCATTTTGATACCATCGGGCACAGGAGCATCTATTGCCAGAAGATACCCAAACTAGATTGGTAAGACTAACTCCAGAAGTATATAAACTTCTAGAACAACAATCAGAAGCTCTATGTAAACCAGTTCCATCTACAGAATTAGAAGCAGGCTTCGCTCTAGGAGTACAGCACGTCCTGAGGCTAGTCCGAAGAGGATTAGTAGTTGATCCGTAAAATAACAAGACAAGACTACTATCTAATTAAGGTAGTGATGACAAAGCATCTACGAAAGATGCGGTCTTGGCCAGATCATAAAGCTTGGTTCAAATTCATAGATATTGATACGTGCTTAGATAGCATCTACGCAAGCGATAACGCTTACATCGTTGATGATGCATTCTTGGTCGTATATGAATTAGTCACCCCTTGGTATGCCAAAGAGGATGTAGTGCTTCTTAACGAAGTCATAATCCTTAGGCTGGTACCCGGCGGTGACTTCAAGAACGTCGCTTCGTTTTTAGAACGCAAGCGCGAGGAGGCGGGCGCGAAGCTCGTGTGCGTCGGAACGGCGCTGACGCGGACTGATGCCGCGCTCGCCTCTGTTTATCACAAGTTGGGTTTTAAGACAGAGACTATCATCCTAGTTCAA